CTTTCTCACGGGCGTGGCATCCAATGTGCGTTCAAACAACATTGTCCACGCCTGTCCGTCACGCACTAACTCTTCATTCGTCGTTAAAAACGTGTTGATTTTATCGAGTAAATCGCGCTCATTTTGCGCCGTGCCAGTTTCGTATGCCATGTTTACCTCTATTTCAATTCTTCTTTAAGTGTTTGTTTGTTCGCGCGAATGACTGTCAGTACCGCTTGTTCGCCCGCGTGAGTATTAATGCCTGCGGTAAAAAGCTCTGCGCTGTCAACTGCCAAGGTTTGTTGAATATGCACCGGTGAAGCTACAGCGTGCATACCGCCGTTATTTTGCATTGCTTGCGTCAAGCCCGGCTCTTTACTTGTAGATACTTTCGGCATAGATACCAGTCCGCCTGTGCTATATTTACGCAGTTGACCGCGGTTAATTGCATGTAAGAAATCAACACCATAACGTGACACAGAAGCCGCGCGAATCACGTATTCACCGTTTGACAGTCGAGCAGGGATAGAATCCGATGTGCCGGTGCCCGGTCCTGTGATATAGCCACCCGTTGCCGCGGTCACTGTGCCACCGACTGCACCAAATAAGCCACCGATTGCACTGGTTGCCTGCATTGCAAGCTGTTGCGCGGCGATTTGCGCCATAGAGTTCACAATCGTTAATGCGAGATTTTTAATCGCATCACGTAACGTCATCGTACCTTGCGCAAGCCCCATCAGTGATGACTGAATACCTTGTGTCAGCCCATCCTTGAACGCTTTTTCCAAGTCATTGCCCGCACTTTTCAGCTCAACAATTTTTAACTTCATTTGCTCGAGCATATTGCGTGCTTGCTCACCCTGTGCGCCGGGCATTTGTGAGAGTTTCTCTAATAATGGCAGTTGCTTTTCAATTTCAGCCACAGTCTGTGCATAGACCTCTTTAAGCTGACGTTGCCCCTCAAGATGTGAGATAAGTCCTGTGTTTACTTGCGATTGAATGCGTTGCTCTTGTGCGCTTTGATTTTGAAACAGACGATTAATTTCAGACTGTACACCGTCAATTTGTACTTTTGCTTTTTCAAGCGGCAACACTTTATTGATTAAATCAATACCTTTCACATTGCCCGCTTTTTGAAATTCCGCGAGCAACTTGCTATACCGTCCCTCAATATCGGTTAAGTTTGCTTTGACTTCTTGACCCGTTAAGCGCAAGTATTGAATATTGAGCTCAAGGTTTTTTGCATCAGCGTCATACTTTGACTTTTTGTTTTTTGACTGACGGTATTTTTCACCTTCTGCAATCGCTTTTGCGTCTTTAAGTGCTTGTGCAATCTGTTCTGGCGTTGCTCCCTCTCTGTGATTGATATCATCAACTAAACGCTCTTCTGTTGTCATTTTTGATTGACGCGCACGCTTACTTAAATCAGCAAAAAACTTTTCGTTATCTTTTGTGATTTTTGCATTATCAATCTCATCAATCAGTTTTAAGTTTTCCGCAAGTTTTTTATTAAATGTATCAAGCACCTGCCCGCTTAAACCCGCATCGCGCGCCATTGCCATGAATTTTTCACCGAGTGAAAGCAATTGCTCTTTTGCCGTTTGCGTGACATTCACCAGCTCCTTACCGAGTTTGACATTGATTTCGTCAAGCTCTGAGCTTGCTGATTTCATTTGTTCTTCAGCATCTTTGATCACCGGCGTTAATAATTCGATAGCCTCTTTTGCATTTGCGTTACCGATTTCTCTTAGCTTTTCAGCGAGTGCGCCACCTTGCTCGATGGCGGCATCAAATGCAGCGTTAAGCTGTGTTTCGGTGATTTCACCGAGACTTTTTGTATTAGTTGTTAGCTTATTAATTTGATTTTCAAGCTCTTGAATTTTCTTGTTGTATTCTTCAAGCTTAGATGTGTCTGCAAGCCCAAACCCACTGATTTGATTGATTTCTTGTATTTCAGCGCGTTTTGCTTTGAGTAACTCAAGCTCTTTTTGTGCATCATCAAGTGCTTTTTTATTGCTCTCTAGCTGTGCCATTCGGTCTGAAAAACCACCAATTTCACCAAGTCTTTGACGCGCTTCAATCAGCTCTCCAGTTTTATCAATATGCGACTGAATCAATGAGAGTGTTTGATTGTATTGTGCCTCAAGCTCTTCTTCTTTTGCTTTGAGATATTGATAAACCGCAATTAAGCCCAATGTTGCTAACACTGCCGCACCAAAGCCACCGCCAACAAATGCCAGCGCACCTGAGCCAATACGCGATGCCAATCCCGCGGATGCTTCAGCTTTTGCGAGCATGCCTTTAGCCAGTGCAAGCCGTTTACTTGCGGCTTCTTCTGTTTGCATTGCCAGTGTTAAACGTTTTGATGAGGCGTAACCGGCATCTTTTGCTCGCGCAAGCTCAAGCTCTTTGACTGCCGCAATATGTGCAGATCTTGCCGCCATGACATCAATTTGTGCTTTCGCTCTTGTTGCCAGCGTGCTTTTTGTTGCTGCACCTTGCTCTTGAATATACGCAATCGTCTTTTTGGTTAATGCGGCAAGAAGTCGCACACCAAGGGCTGTACTTACTACAATAGCGATTGTGCCGAGTTCATCTAGACTTGATGCTAGCGCAGATATTGACGAAGCAATCAGTGATGAAGCCGATGACGCATTATCCGCCTGACCGATAAATTGTAACCACGCATTCGAAAGCTCATTGACCGCACGGCTAATGGTTTTAGGCATCTGATCGTATTGCGCTTGAATTTGCTCTTGCGCTTCTTTTGTCGCAGCTAAAATGAGTTGTGGCGTGAGCTTACCGTCTTCTGCCATTTTTCTAAGCTCACCGCGTGTTTTACCCAGTGATTTTTGCAAGATTTCAAGAATGACCGGGGCTTGCTCTGCAACCGAATTAAACTCTTCACCGCGCAATGTCCCTGATGCCAACCCTTGTGATAACTGGATTAAGGCGGCTTTGGCTTCTTGTGCACCCGCACCGGAGACGACGAGTGCTTGTTGAATAGTTTTAGTGAATTGAAGAATTTCTGCATTGTTCGCATTACTGCCCATACTGCGATAAACGCGTGTATACAGTTCCGCTGTCGCTTCAAACAGTTGACCGGTATCATTTGCCACTTGCATGAGTTCACGAAACGTGCCCTGTGCCTCTTTGTTTGAACGTGAAACAAGACGGATGCGCGCTTCATAGTTATTGTACGCATCTGCTGTGTTAAAAAGTGATTGAATACCGCTTGTACCGATATTAATACCGATAAGCCCGGTAGAAAAATGTTGTAAACGTGCAAGCTGTCGACTGATAGATTCAATGCCTGCGCGGGTTTTGCCTAGTTTATTAGTGACGCTATCGGCTTGTTTGCCAAGATTATCAAGCCCTTTTGCGCCAATTCCGCTTTTAGCACCCAGTGCGCCCGCTGATTTCCCCGTGCGTTGCAATTCCGTTTCAAGTGCTTTAAAATTGTTCAACGCATTGTTTAAATCTGCTTTAATTTTTAATGCAAGTGTTAAATTAGACATGAGGAGCTCTTATATGAATAAAAAATATGATGCTTATATTGAGCTAATAGTGACTGTTATTATGACACTGCCGTTATCTATCAGCTTTTTGCTTGCGCTATTCGGTGTCTTAACGGCGTTTCAAGCCCTTCTTTTAAGCTTGTTTCTCATCGCCGTGATGGGCATTATCGCGTTTATCATTAGAGAGCCTTTAGCTGCCTTGCTCGCCATTTTATTTGCCGCAATATAGTCCATCGTCCACTTTAAAAATTGACCGCGTTTAAGCGGTCAATTGGTTTATATAGTCCTGAATTTCTTTTCCACCGTTTACGCCATAGCAGGTATCTATTGTTCTGCCCGCGCGTGCTCTGCGTTCACGCTGTAGCGACTTTTCATAGAAAAGCGAAATTTGCCGCGCGGTATAGTGTTTAACGTCTGAAAAACGATGACCGTTCGCGATTAAGTGTTCGATAAGTTCACCGAAGTCAATGTCTCGACCTGCTTCATTGCCATTTTTTCTAGTGTCGGCTGCAACACTTTGCGGGTAAAAAAATCGCTATTAACTGTCCACCAAAGCATTAAAAGCGACTCTGCATCTTCGCCTTTTAAATTTTGAATAAACTCAACGCTCTGATTCGTTGATAATGCGACCAGCTCAAGTACATCTTGATAATGCGCGCTGATACAATCCATGAGCTTGTCAAGACTGAAGCTCGCTTTATCTGCCATTGTTTCGCGTAGAGAGTGAATAAACGGCATTAATTTTTCATGATGTTGTAGCTGTTGCAGTAGCGTGTATTCTTTAACTTCAACTTCCACGCCAGCGATATTAATTTTGGCGTTAGGAAACAGAATATTAAGTTCGTCTTTTGCTGTTTTTGTCATTTTTAAAACCCATTTAAATGTGATTTAAAACAGCTCTCGGCACGTTGCCGAGAGTGTTAATTACTTGGTGATTTTCACGACACGACCAAAGCGACCGAGCGTTTTATCACCGCTTTTGGTTGTATCCGCTAAAATCTTCGCTTTAGCATTTAGCGCGTCTAATTCGTTTCCGCTATTGATAAGCGAGAGCGCATCTGTCGGGTTGAAGTTGACTTTATAGAGCTCAACTAACGTCCATTCGTTGTCTTCAGCTAAGTTCACGCCTTCGAAACGCAAGAATAAGTCTTTTGGATTTTCAGTGAGCAACGCGACGTTTAACACTTCACCGTAGCTATACGATACCGTATCGCTGTTGCTGCTGATTTCTTTTAAGAATTCAACTGCACCGAAGGTTGCATCAACAATGAAATCGGTGTTTTCTTCAAGACTACCAATTGTCACCGAGCTGACGTTTTGATGTGCGAGTGCAATGCGATCGCCTTTTTTGATTTCTTCCGGTAATTTTTCGCCTGATACAGAACCTGTTTCAATTTTCGTTGATTGACCAAGTAATGCTAATGAAAGATTTTCTGCGCTTAACTCATGAAACTTCGCCGATACTTCACCCGTTTTCGCTGTGATAATTTTGCGCACTTCTTGACGATTGCCGCTGTATGACTCTTTATGTGTTAAATCTTCGACATTTAACGAAATGCTTAACTCAGACACATCACCCACCCAGCGTTGTGCACCAATTTCACCGCTTGGCAAACGCTCTGCTAGATAGACCTTGCCTTGCCCGTAGCTATATGTTTCCGCTCTACTCATTTACTTTTTCCTCTTTTTTTGACTGTTGTTTAACACCAATTTTTTGTCGCGTTAGAAATTGAGCGTCAATTGTATTGACCTCAATTACATCACCCGCTTGATACTGCACACCGTTATGTGTGTGATTTTTCAGTAATTTAATTTTTGTCATTTCAACCTCGGCATAACAAATTCAACGTTAAAAACGTAAGGGTAGTAGCCCCACCCATCGATATATTCGACTTTCAATGCTGTCGATGAGCGTGTAAGTGGTTTCGTGCGCTCATTAATGACAAACCCTGTTAATGCTTGCAGTGTTTTTGTCATTAACTCACCAGCAGTTTCATCTGCACCATTTAAGCTACGTTTATCCGCAAGATTCACCACGACTGCCACCGTCCATTCTTGCGTGACATATTGCGCTTTACCAAGTCCACCTTGCGCTTGAACAGATGAATTAATGACATCACCGTTATAGATCACATATGCACTCGGAGTTTTCTGTGCCGCTTGATTAATTTTCGCAAGCTCACCGGCAAGTAAAATTTCTTTAAATTCCGGTACAACTGTTTTTAAGCGCTGCTTAATCGCGTCGCCTGCAAATAAATAATTCATCGTGAAAACACCTTTTTGCCTGTTTCAATAAAGACCACTTGATTTTCGCTCGGCTTTTCATTGTTGCCATCTAGACCAAGTGACAGCTTTCCTGACGCGACATCAGAAAGTTGCTTGATACGTTGTTTATAACGCAAGTACACCGTGCTTGTATCATCGACACTGTTGTATAAGTAATAATGGGCAATATCACACGCAATTCGATTTAACGATTTCGGCACACTTTGCGTCGGCAATGTGTAACGGTCGGCTAAATACATATCAATTTCCGCTTGAGCATCATCAATCGCTTTCTCTGCTTCTTCATCTGTTGCAATTAAGCGATGAATTTCATCCTCACCAAATGCCGTAATTAAGTCGTTTAACGTGCAATATTTCATGTTTTACTCTTCACAAACGGGGATAAGCTCTAACCACGGATCTTCAGCTAAAGTCACGACTTGCTCACCGGTAAGCTCATCAACTGAAAAATACGTCGCATCTGTTTTATTAAAACGATAGCCGCAACGTCCGTAGCTGTCTTGCGGATGAATATCACGTAATTTCACAGAATAACCGACGGGTTGAATAACGTGGCTGTCCAATGTATCCACTTTTACATCTGCATCTACATTTAAACCCGTTTTGCCTTCTGTAGTCTTTGCCGCGTTCTCCGCAGTCTTAACATCATTGTCTGCGTTTGAGTTTGTCGCGTTTTCAACAGTCTTGACATCGTTATCTACGTTTGAATTTGTCGCGTTCTCCGCAGTCTTGACATCGTTATCTACGTTTGAATTTGTCGCGTTTTCAGTAGTTTTAGTGTCTTTTACACTTTTTTCTTTGTCTTTTTTTGCCATATTTGACTCCTAAAGGGCGTAAACACGCCCTTTGTAAACTGATTATTCACTGATAAATGGAGACACCAGAACATCTAATTCATTTTCTAAAATGTTAGATGTGCCGTTAATGATTTTGGTTTTGAAAAGCTCTTTCGCTGCGGTTTCAAGCTCTGTTGGCACTAAAATCAAATTCGGACGAATATTTAACGTTTTATTGCCGTCTGTTTTGAGCCCTTTCATTTTCGCGATGACTTTCGTCACGTTTTCTTTCGTTAACGCGGTTTTCTCAACGCGGTGAATGAGTTGCCAGAAACCAAATCCTGCCGCACCACGGGCTTTTACACCCCATAAGTATTCATTTTCCATAAACACATGATCACTTCTTGACGAGTCAAATTTTGGCTCAATTTCAGGCGCAAGACGTTTTTGCCAGATAAGCGGCTTAATAGCGGAATGCACATCTAAAATATAGAATGTCGGCGCATTATCATCCGTCCCTACAGTTAAGTTACTTTGTGTCGATTGTGAGCCTGTGCCGTCGACATTTTCAAATACAGGGTGGTCAGTATCGAAGAAGTTCTGACCGTCATAACACAGTGTAGTTTTCCCTTTTTTGAGCAAACTAAAGACTTCATCATCTGGCAACTCAGCCGCTGCTTCACCCGCAAGACGAATCATCGGGCGATATAAGCCGACTTGGTCATCGTCGATTTCATCTGCTGAAATGCCAACGGTTGACTCAAACGTTTTATTTTTAATACTCATGCCTTGCGCTTGCATGCTTTTAATTTCACGCTTACCGACCCATTCGCGCATTTTCGGGAATTTACCTAAAAAGCCGTAAGTATTGGTTGCAGTAGACGATGGAATTTCCATCGCGATTTTCGACCACTGCGGCTCAACAGTTGCTAAGCCTGCTGCGAATTCTTTACGGAATTGCTCGGTAATAATGTTTAATACCGCTGATTTTTTGATAGCCATTATTTAGTTTCCTTTTTGTGAGTGTCGATAAATTCTTGTTCAGTCATGCCAAGCGTTTTTGCCGCATATTTTTCCTCATCGCTTAACGCAACAGGTTTGTTTTGCGTCGGATCTTCTTTTGCTTGCTTATCGCCCGCCAAAGCAGGGTTTGGTGTCGCAATGCTCAAATAGTCAGACAATGCGGTAATATCCGATTTCCCCAATTTTTCCGCCCATTCTTTTTGCGATGGCAATAAACGTCCGTCAGATAATGCATTTTGGATTAAGTCATTGACTTTATCGCCTTGCACTTGCGCACTTAGCGCGTTTAACTTATCTTGCACATCCTTCATCATCGAAATTGGCACATATTTACTTGGATCAGGCTCTGCACCTGATTTTGCAGTCAGCGCGACCACTTCACCTTCTTTTTCTTTTAATTTCGTGTACACATCGCTAAGTGCCACTTGACTGTCGCCTTTTGTAGCAGAAAGCGCGCTTAACTTTTCTTTAATTTGGTCTTCAGTGGCGTTAGGCTCACCGAATAATTGACGTAATAACTCAAGCATTGAATTGTCCTTTTTGTGTTTATGTGATTGTTCAAATTGAGAGGAAAAAGCGATAGCTTCGGCTAAATCGTGGCAAGCGGGACTGTTTGTTAGTGCCGCGTTAATTACTTTTGTGACCTTGCCATCTTGATCACTTAAAAACATCGGTGAAATATAGCGATACTCGCCATCTTGGATTTGTTGATGCGCTTTTTTAGTCCACTTCACATCGACAAAAATACCTTCGCCTGAAATGTATTCCGCTTTTTCCATCCAACCTGCTGCCGGATTTGGCTTACCGTTCATTGCGGTAAATAAAGTTTGATGTTCGTAGTCGATCATGAGTTTGATTTTTAGCTGATTGATATCATCAGCTAACTCATAACCGTTTCTTTCATCTACATACC